GGCCTCATGGCGTGGATCAAGCGCCTGGTGGGCAATGGTCGAGCCGACGTTTCCTTCGACCAGATCACCTCCGGCCTCTATGCGCTGCTGCCTTCCGGAGCCTGGCTACGCGAGGTCTTCGACCGCTACTGCATCTGGTGCGACAACGACGGCGCCATGTGGAAGCAGGACTACTCGATCTCTTCGGACGGCTCCGTAGCATTTTCCAGTGAACCGGTGAAGGTGATCCGCCGAGTCGAGTACGAAGAGGTCACCAACCAACGCAAGGACATCGACCCGATGAAACCGCAGATCCTCGCCGCACTCAACGCGGCCGGCATCAAGACGGACGGCCTGAGCGACGACGATCTGCTGGCCGCCTACAACACCCTCATCCGCAAGCCGGTCGAGGACAAGCTCACCGCGGCGAACTCCAAGATCGCCGAGCACGAGGCCATGGCGCGCGCCGCCGAGGAGGCGGAGGTGTCGACGCTGGCGACTGAGCTCGCCGTGAACTCCACCCTGACGGTGGACGACCTCAAGAAGCTCGGCGCCGCCCGCCTGCGCGAGCTGAAGGCCAAGGCCGCGCCGGTGCTGCCCGGCAACGGCGGTGGCAAAGCTGGTGACGAGTTCGCCGGCTACTCCCTCAACAGCCACCTCGACGAGGAGAAGAAGTAATGGCATCGCGCGCCTACCGCGGTCCCAACGACCGCCAGCTCAAGACCATCAGCAACAAGACCGTCGGCGCCGCGCTGCTGCCGTGCACCTTCGTGACCGAGGCGGAAACGGCGCTCGCGCAGGCGACCGCCTTCGGCCCGAACCTGCGCCTGCTGCTGGACCGCGAGTACTACAGCACCGACTACTTCGACAGCACGAACCCGCTGCTCACGGCCTACGCCTCGGGCGACACCGGCATTGCCGCCGTGCTTGAGCCGGGCCAGACCTACCAGGTCGCCGTGGCTGCAGCTACCTACACCTGGGGCCAGGAGATTACCGTCGCTGCCGCCGGGCGCGGCGCCGGTGCGGCGTCCACGAACGTCGTGGTCGGTTTCGCACGCGGCAGTGGCGCGAAGTCGGCCGGCGACCTGATGGACGTCGAGATCTGCATGCCCTACGTCAAGGCCTGATCGGAGAACCAGACAAATGCTTCGCTTCACCGAAGACCAAGAGCGGGCCATCCTCGGCGCCCGCAGTGCGTTCAACCAGTCGCAAGTCGCGCTGGCCGCGAGCGCATCCATCAACCTGATCGGCAACGCGTCGCCGGTGCCGATCGATGCCTGGCGCCGCATCGACGCACGGGCGACGCGCGTGATGCGCGACGTGCTGGTGGTGTTCAACCGCCTCGCGCAGGCGAACCAGCAACCGGTCGGCCTCGGCGATCTGGTCTCGTACTTCCCGAAGATCAGCGATTCGGGCGAGGTGCACGTCTCGATGGACGGCCGTAGCGAAGGTCTTGCCGACGCGCCGACCATCCAGTACGAGGGCACGCCTGTGCCTATCCTCGACAGCTTCGCCCGCTTCGGCTGGCGGCAGATGGAGGTGATCCGCAAGGGTCAGGCCTCGCTGGACGTTGAGGCAGTCGCGAACCACCAGCGCAAGGTCGCCGAGAAGCTGGAGGACATGGTCCTCAACGGCCTGTCGTCCATCGTCGTGGGCGGCTCGACGATCTACGGCCTGCGCAACCACCCGAACCGCAACACCGGCACGCACGGTTTCGACCTCAACAACACGGCCACCGGCGCGAACTGGCTCACCGCCTTCAAGCAGATCATCGACCTGCTCGTGGGCGACAACGCCTTCGGCAAGGTGACGGTGTTCCTGAACTACAGCGACTGGCTCTATGCCTCGGTCAACGAGTTCACCGCCGGCTACCCGAAGACGATCCTGCAGCGCCTACGCGAAGTTGAGCAGATCGCCGACATCATCCCCGCGTCGAAGATCCCCGCCGACAACATCATTGGTGTCGCGGGCCTGGAGACTGGGGATTGGGGCTCGATCCTGTCGGCCATGCCGATGACGACCCGCCCGAAAGCGCGCCAGAACGCCGAGGACGACTATGTCTTCGGCGTCCTGGCCGCCGCGGCGCCGCAGTTCCGCGTGGACAACGACGGCCGCATGCCGATCGCCCACACGACCGCGAGTTGATCGGCATGAAGGTCGTCATCACGAACCGAAAGGCGCCCTGGCCGGCGGGCGCTGCCGTCGGCTCTGTCGTCGAGGTGCCCGGTGCTGTGCTGCCGGGCTGCCTCGTCGGCAAGTGCAAGCCGGCCGACGCCGATGCCAAGGTCGAGCACGTCTACGAGCCCCAGCTTCCCGTGCCGGTGCTCGCGGAGACGAAGGTCGCAGCCGCAGCAACGCCGGCAGACCCGGACGCACTCAAGGCTGCGGAATCGTTGCTCGCTGAGGCGCGCCGCGAGGCCGACGAACTGCGCTTCCTGCTCGCCAAGGCGCAGGAGCAGGTCGCGGCCCTGACCACCGAACGCGACGAAGCGAAGGCAGACCTCGCCAAGGCGCAGGAGCAGGTCGCGGCTGCGTCGACGGTCGGCAAGGGCAAGTGACCCGGCCATGATCTCGACCACGCAGGCCCAGCAGTACCTCGACGAGGTGCTCGGCATCAAGGTGCCGAGCTTCCTACTCTCGGCCGCGGTCGAGAAAGTCGAGGCTGCTGAGCCTGCGATGGTCGCAGCCGGCTACAGCGACGCCAACCAGGTGCTGGTCCAGTGCATGGCTGTCGCACTCGTGGCCGCAGCTGGCGACCCGCGCCGCATCTCTTCACAGAGCGCCGCCTCTGGCGCATCCCGCAGCTTCAAGTACCGCGAGAGCGACCTAAGCGCTCTGAGGCGATCTCTGTCCGCTCTCGATACCGCCGGCACGGTGGCTGCAATCGTCGGCCCCGACCCGTCGGCACTAACCATGTTTGCGGTGGTCTGCTAGCCACCGAGGAGCAACGCCCACCATGGCGAGTATCGTTTTCAACATCGCCAAGGGGCGCGTCGCCGAACTCTGCGACCGGGTCAAGAGCAACGACCCCGCGAACAGCGCACTCATCCTCGTGCCCATCGAGACGTCTGGCCTTGAGGCCGACGCGACGCTGATCGACGCCGACACGCTGGCTGCCGTGCTCGCTGGCACCACGAACGAGCAGACCACGATGGGCCGTAAGGTCCTGACCGATGCCGACCTCGCGACGATCCCAGCGCCGGACGACACGAACGACCGGAATGAGCGTTCCCTGCCGACTACCACCTGGACAGGCGCCACCGGAAACGCGATCAGCAAGATCCTCGTTTGCTACGACCCGGACACGACGGCGGGGACCGACGCCAACATCGTCCCGCTGACGATGTTCGACTTCGTGATGACCCCAAGCGGCGCCGACATCCAGATGACGGGCGGCGTGTTCTACCGGGCGAGCTGATAGGCGATGGCTGACCTAACCCTAACCAGCCCGACCTACAACGCAACTGGGCAGTATGGCGCGAGCCTGAACGGCGGCAGCGGCCAGGTTGCGAACCCCATCCCGACCGGCGGCACATGGACGCTCGAAGGCTGGGTCAAGGACAGTGCACGCGGTGCTGTGAATGTCGCATTCGGCGCCGTCGATACGTTCTGGATCGGCTGCGACGCTTCGAACAATGCGACGGCGCGCTATGGCTCCGGCGGCACGGAAGTGGCGCTCAACTCGTCCACGAACATCATGGACGGGAACTGGCACCACCTGGCGCTGGTGCTGGCCGCGGATGGCGGGCAGCTGTTCGTCGATGGTGCGTCTGTGGCCACGAGCGCCACCACGATGGCTGGCGCGGGCGCCTCGTACAGCAACAACCTCGGCGTGCGGATCTTCCCTGGCACTGCGTACGCGTGGCAGGGCGAGGTCGACGAGGTTGCGATATGGAGCACGGAGCGCTACACCGCCGGCTTCACGCCCACCGGGCCGATTGCCGATGGCACGGCCGATCTTGTTTCGCTCTGGCACCTCAACAACAACGGCGCCGATACAGCGGACGTTACGCCAGCGACTGAGATCACACTGTCCGGCCCGTCGAGCGGCACGGTCGGTGTCGCATCGACGAACTTCACCGTTGGTGCCAACGGCGCGATCACTGGCACCATCACGGTCACTCCGAGCGACAGCGGGGGCGGTGGAACGTTCACGCCGACCTCGGTCAACATCAGCAGCGGCACCCCGACTGCGACGTTCACCTACACGGCGGCCAGCGCGGCGACGCATTCGATCAGCGTCACGAACAACGGCGGGCTGACCAACCCTACGCCGATCAGCTACACGGCAAGCGCTGGCGTCACGCCGATTGCGCCGGACAACGCGGCGATCCGGTACAGCCCGTACAACTGGCACGTCAACAGCACGCGGGCGCAGACGATCAACCCTGGCGCCTACTTCCGCGTGTTGTTCACGGGCTCGACATGCACGCTCAATTTCGACATGAGCAACGTGTCGAGCCCGGTGCCGCGCCTGCGCATTTGCGTTGACGGCCGGACGAACCAGAGCGCCAACGTCGCGGCCACTGTCTCGGTGACGATGCCGAGCGGGCAGGACAACACGACGCACCTGCTTGAGGTGTGGGTCGACGCGTCGAGCGAAACCATCAACCGCTGGAATGCCCCTCAGAACGCGGTCGTGAAGCTCACCGGCATCACCCTCGCCACTGGGGGCGACACCGTGACGGCGCCGCAGCGTCGGCCAAAAGACATCATCTGCTACGGCGACAGCATCACAGAGGGCGTGCGCACGCTGGCCCTCGACGGCGCCGCCGATGTGGACCGGAACAGCGCGACCGTGTGCTGGCCTCTCGAACTGGGCCGCCAGCTCGGCGCCGAGGTCGGGGTGGTTGGGTTCGGCTTCCAGGGCATCAGCAACGCGGGCAACGGCAACGTGCCGAACCTGCGCAACGCGTGGGATTTGCTGTGGGCCGGCCAGGCGCGCACGTTCACGCCGGCGCCGGATTACTGCATCTGGCTGCAGGGCCACAACGACGGCGGCAACAACACCCAGGCCGACGGTATCGCTGCGCTCGACGGCATGCTTGCGGCGATGCCTACGACGCAGTTCATCCTGTTCCGCCCGCTGGCAGGGGCACAGGCAGCGAACCTGCAAGCCATCGCGGCAGGCTGCTCCGATCCTTCTCGCGTGCGGTACATCAGCACGGCCGGCTTCTGGCAGTCGTCGGAGGCGCCGGACTCGGTGCATCCATACGGTTGGGCAGACATGGCCAACGTCTCGCCCAAGATGGCCGACGCGATCCTTACGCCAGCTACGCGCACCACGCGCACTGTGACGGTCACGCTGACCACGAACGGCACGACGCCGGCGGCCAACCTGAGCGGCCTGCGATGGGCGTTCTTCGACTCGCCGAACATGCAATCCCTGGCTGCGCCTGCTTCACAGGGCACTGGCGAGACCACAGATGCGAGCGGCGTCCTGTCGGTGTCGGTCAACACCACGCTTTCAAGCGGTGGCACCGGCTGGCTGGTGGTCGGCGACAGTGACGGCACAGCCGGTGTGCAGCACAGCGGATTTTCGGGGCCGGTGACGGTCACCTGAGCCCGGCATGGCCGAGATTTATCGACTGCAGTGGGATGGCAACGCCATCTATGCCCCGATGTGGTCCGACGGTGCGCCATCTGTCGGCGTGGCGATCGAGACGGACACCGCGTTCGCGCTGGGTGCCATCCAGATTCGCGCGGTCGGCATGGCGACAGAGACGAGCACGGCGCTCGCGCTTGCGCTCGCCGGAACGCAGGTCCTGCCGGTTGGAATGGCGACCGAGAGCGACACGGCACTCGCGCTGCCACTCTATGGAGCCGTCCTGTCCACGCACTGGCGCTACGACATCCCAAGCCTGTCTATGCGCTATGACATCTGATCGAGCCAGCCCATGACCATCGGCGCAGCCTGGAACATCGACGACCCCCACAAGCCGTGGGCGCTGTGGGACCCGGACGCGAACATCGTCATCCCGATTGGGCTGACGGACTGGCTCGCCGAGCTGGGCACCACGTACGGCTCGCACAGCATCATCACCGCGGCCCCGCTCGAGTGCGCGAACGAGGGCACCTACTCGGCCGGAACGATCGGCGTGCGCATGAAACTGGTGGCCACGCCAACCTACACGGCGGGCGTGAAGTACCCATTCACGGTGCGCGTGGTCGGCGCCGATGGCATCACCCAGGACGACCGCACGCTTTGGCTGAAGGTCAAGGACCGCTGAGCACGTCTCCCTAGCATGCGGCGGCATGAGTGCTGCAGCGAGCTGGTCCTACACGAGCAAGGCGACCCACTGGCCGCTGACGGGGCGTGACGACTGGACGGGCGCGAAGACGTTCGGCGCGCCGGTCACGTTCGCCTGCGACTACTCCGCGGAATCCGTGCGCATGACCGACGACAAGGGTGTCGAGTTCACCTCGCGCCAGATCCTGCACACGGAGCGCAGCAGCATCAAGCAGGGCGACATGGTGCTGATCGGCGAGAGCGCGGCCGCCGATCCGGTGGCAGCTGGGGCCTTCGAGGTCCGCTCCGTGACGCGGTACGCCGACACGTTCAACCTGCAAGCCGATGATTTTCGGGTGGCCACATGAGCGCGCGCATCACCAACAAGCTGCCCCAGTTCGTCGCCAAGGTTGAGCAGCGGGCGGCGCGTGGCATGACACAGGCCCTCGTGCTCGGCGCCAGCGAGGCCAGCGTGCTCACGCCCATCGACACCTCGACGCTGCTGAACAGCCAGTTCCGCCAGGTGCAGAAGGACGGCGACAGGATTGTGGGGACGGTGGGCTACACCGCCGAGTACGCGCTGCCGGTGCACGACCCGGACAACCCGCAAGACTTCCGCCGCGCAACGGCCGTCAAGGAGTTCCTGAAGGAGGGCTTCGAGCGGGCCGAGCCCAACATCCGAGCGGTCATCAGTGGGGCCATCCGCACATGAGCACCGCTGCCGCTGACGGCCTGCGAGCCTTCCTCGCCCCACTGCTGACCGGCTGGCGCATCCAGTTCGGCCGCTGGATCGACGGCACGAATACCGACCGCTACTGCGTCATCAAGCCGGCTGGCGGGCTTCCGGCGTCGCTCGTGCGCGAGCCGCAGTTCACGGTGCTGCTGATCGGCGGCTTGGGCGACGAATCCACCGTTCCGGGCGCCGCAGCCGATGCCGTGATTGAGGCGATGCGCGCCGGCAGCGGCTCGCTGGTCCACCTGCAGCCGGCCGAGCCGGTGTACTCGGCGACCGGAGACGGCCGCCACGTTTTCGAGTTCGCGGTCTCCGCGATCACCAACTGAAGGAGCTACCCACATGACCGCATTTGTTGGTCGCGACGTGCTGATGGAGTTCGCCATCGCCAAAGAGGATGCCAGCAGCGGTTCGCTGAGCTGGCAGACGCTGGGCATGATGCGCCAGAAGAGCATGAAGACCAGCTGGGAGACGGTGGACACGACCGCCGACAACTCCCCTGCCTTCACAAAGACGAGCCTCGTCTCGTTCAAGAGCGTCGAGTTCAGCGGCGACGGCGTGAGCTACACGGACGCGGCTTACAACCAGCAGACGCTCAAGGCCCACGTGCTCAACCCGGGATCGTCCACGGACAACCAGCCGAAGGTCTGGTTCCGCATGACGGGCCCGGATGGCGTCTACGTCGGCCCGTTCATCGTGTCCGAGTGGTCCGACGAGCGCGCGCACGCCGATGCGGCGACCTGGAGCATCAGCGCGTCGAGCAACGGCGCCGTCACGTTCACCCCGGCCTGACCCCTGGGCCTCAGTAGGAGCACCGCCACATGGCAGCCATCACCGCTATCGACGCGACCCAGAAGGGCGCGTTCACCGCCAACCATTCCACGCTGTCGGCCGACGACACGATCACCTTCGAGGCCGCGAAGAAGCAGTTGCTCGTGCTGCGCAACACGACCGGCGGCTCGCTCACCTGCACGATCGACGGCGATGGCGGCACGACCGTGCAGGTCGACGGCATCGGCTCGGTGTCGGTGTCTTCGGGCCTGGCCATCGCCGTGCCCGCAGGCGAGAGCCGTGCGGTCGTCTTGTCGACCATCCGGC